AGGCACTTTACCTCCAAAAATTGCATAGCAAAGCCGCCGCAGACGCAGCAGCCGCCCGTGGTCGTTGTAGTTACGATAATAAGCTGTCTGGCATTCCATGTACTGTGCAACTTCTTGCAGAGTGCGTTTACCAGCCAGCCACTCCCTGTGAAAAAGCTTGAGTTTCCGGCGGGCACGTTTCACGCCATCACGGCTGCCATTGACTTTGATTTTTCCGGTCTCGGTCAAGGTAAAACGAGCCTTGCACCAGCGGAACGGCTTCGTCAGCGGGATGATTTTGCACTTCTTCCGGTTTACTGGGATGCCCAAAGATTCAAAGCGGCGCACGATTTCATGTCCCAGTTTTTTGAGGTCATCCAAATCAGGCAGCATGATGAGGTAGTCGTCCATATAGTGGCAGGCAGCCTTGACACGTCGCTGGCACTTAATCCGATTGTCCACCGCACTCGGCAGCGCCACCATCTCTTGCTGACTGGGTTCCACACCCAGAGGCATTCCACGTCCTGGAATGTTCCCGGGTGCGCTCTTGATAATGGTATCTGCAAGCCACCGCAGGTCATCATTCAAGATAATCTGCCGATGCCGCTGGTAGATGAGATCGTGCGAAGCAAAAGGAAAGTATTGCTTCAAGTCAATTAGCAGCACGCCTCCAGCACGACCGTATTTGCGGTAGTGCCGGGCGAGCATCTGCTTGATACGCTTATACTGCCAATGCAAACCTTTTCCGGTACGACTTGCACCGTTGTCGTAGATCATGCTGGGGCCATACAGCGGTTCCAACACCTCTTTGCTGAGAACTTTGTGGATTTGTCTATCTGTGATATGAGGAGCGTCAATCGGGCGAACTTTGCCACGTTCGCAGAGTGTGAAATGGATGGATGGTTTCGGTCTCCAACGCTTGTGGAGAACCTCACTCCGCCGTTTTGCCGTACCGGAAAACAGATGCATCTCATAGTTCTGGATGGACTGCTTCCAACGAACCCCATTGCAGCACTTCTTCCCGTAGAAGAACATCTTCCGATAAGAAAAGACTTCATTCAAAGGACCAAGGCTGTCACACCGGGCTTGTCTCCGGGCTTGGCGTGCTGCCCGGCGGCGCTGGTATCGTGCTTCATGACGTTCCTGACTTGTCAAAATATTCGCCCTCCGTACAAATGTCTTGTTGGGTGCCGTCTAAAGTGCGTTGTCCTTACACATGAAATGAGGTTAGGCACATTCCTCACCATGCAAGCAGCGTCCGTGTAAGGCCATCGGAGAGCAGTTTTAGGGATTCTCACCCAGGGAAGTGCAGCTCCTTTTACATCGGTCGTCTTTCGCACTTGGCTACTCCATGTGACCGTGTATCTGTAAAATCCGGGGCGCAAACCAGCCGAGTAGTTAGCGTTGTTATTGTTGTAACTTCCGTCAGTATTGACGTCGCAGAAATTGTTGCTGTTGTTGTAATTAGCAGACCGCAGCCACCACCACACCGCCAGTAGGCAGATTAACAGCCGCACACCCAGTCGGCATCAAAGCCTTTGCTTTATGCCGATATTTTTTATCGACCCTTTCAAAAGGTCATTTTCCTTGTCAATCAGTTCTCCGAGGTGCTGAGCCATCTTATCCAGCTTTTCCGTTGCGTCTTTCGAGCCAACGGATTCGCCTTTTGAGTTGGTAAAGGCACCTGCGGGGTTTTGATTCAGCACAAGGTACACATGAGTCAGTCGAACATCTAAAGCCATGAGCGACGCACGAGCCTCAATCAGATGGGCCTTGCGCAGCTCGACACGTTGCGGATCAGACGGATAAATGCTGTTAGCTTTTTCCGCATAATCGACAATCTCACCGGCCAGCTTGGCAACCGGTTCCGCTACCAGCCGAGAGTACCGGGCCGAAAGGCGGGTCAGAAAGTTCAGGGCCTCAACATAAATCTGGTTGGCCGTATTGACGAACTCCGCCTTGCTTTCCGTGCGCTTGGACTTCAAAACCGACATGAGTTATTCTCCTTTGTCAAGATCAATTTTTCCCTGCTCTCGCTCCACTTCTTCCAGATGCTTCAACAACACATACTCTATGTAGTTTGTGATGGATCGGTGTTCTTGCGTAGCAAGGACACCGATTTTGTCAAAAACTTCATCGGACAATCTCAGAGTGAAAACACGCTTGTTAGTTGCCATACAATACCTCCTGTTGAACAGGTTTTGACAGTATTGTATAGCTTTTCCGAGACTTTGTATGCGTTCAAAGAACAGTTAAGTGATAGCATTTTGGGGCTGTTTTCAAAAATTCGCACGGGGCGCTGACGCGCCCTTGGGAATTTTTCTGTGAAAAGCTCTGCTCTCGCCCACTTCCGTGGGCGTGATAGGGTTGGATACTCTGCGGAGGATTAGACAGCAAAGCCGGGGCGCAAACCAGCCGAGTAGTTAGCGTTGTTATAGTCGTAACTACCGTCAGTATAGACGTCGCAGAAACCGTAGCTGTAGTTGTAATTAGCAGACCGCAGCCACCACCACACCGCCGTGGACACGGCGGAATGATTATAGGCTACTCTACTGTTACCAGCCTTGTAATACTCATACTGCTTCTGACTGTTCTGCTCATACTGGTTTGCATAGTACCGGGTTCCGAACACCTCAAACTCGGCCAGCAGGAAAAGATAGTCCGTCGTGCTGGTTACGTTACCGGAACTGTTACTGCCGTCGCCAGTATTATCCGTGTACTTAGTCACAGTCTTCATCACGGCAAGCAAATCGGACGGCAACGCTGCCATCAAACTGTTCTCCAACGTGCTGGCCGGGGTATTGCTGTTGCCCAAAAGGGTTTTCCTCATGTACGATCCATTCCAACCGCCACTGTTGGAGTCACTGGAATTCATGTGGAACATTGCCGAGCTGCCGGAGCCATTGTACTGGCTGTCGCAAAGAGCAACGGCCTTCCCGCTGACTTTGCCAATCTGGAAGTGGATGCGGTTGCTTCCCTCTTTACTGGAGTTGTGGTTGAAGCCCAGGATGAAAACATCGACATTGAAGTTGGAGAACGTATAGGCTCCGACCTTGCCATTAAGAGTGATTCTCTTGGTGTCGCCTACGGCCCAGTAGTTGGCGCCCTTATCTGCATCCGCCACCTTCTTGATGACCTTCCACTCGTTTTTGTCGAGCACCGGATTCACATAGTCCAGCGTCAGAGTATAGTCCTTATACTCCGTAGCGTTGATTGCCTCCGAGGTGCTGTCATCACCCTTGGTGGCGGTGATCGTCCATCTTCCAAGCGTGGGCGGGTAGAGGGTGACGGAGCCGGTCTCATCGGAGCCAGTGATGGTGGCAGTCAGCGTGGCGTCGCCGCAAGAGGCAGTGATGGCGCTGCCGATGGGTGCCGTCAGCACCAGACGGCAGAAATGCACGGTCGCCGTGTAGGCTCCTCCGTTTTCGGTGACAGATACAGCGGCTGTGTCACTCTCCGCGTCGTCCTTGTGGGCGCTCACGGTGTAGGTGCCGGAGCGCTTGAGCTTGACCTGTGCTGTACCGGTGTCGTCTGCCGTGGCGGTGTATGCCTTGCCGGTGGGCAGGGCGGATGTGACGGTCGCCCCGGGTGCGGCAGTGACGGTCAGAGTTGCCGCAAAGTACGGCAGGGTCAGCGTGTACTTGCCGCCCACGGTCTCCACGTCGATGGTGTCATCCGTGGTCAGACCGGCCAGCTTGGCTGTGACCGTCCAAAGGCCCATGCGGGGCAGAGCCACGGTGTAGCTGCCGGAGCTGTCTGCCGTGCCGGTGATGGTGCTCTGGCCGTCGGTCAGGGTCAGGGCGCTGCCCGCGGTCGTGGTGACAGTGAGCTTCGGCAAGGTGTTGCCGAGCACAGCGTCCAGCGCGTCCTGAAGGTTTGTCGCACCGGTGCCTGCTGTATCCTCAAAGGCAATATTCTCCGCCGTCAGGCTCTCCTTGATGCCATCGATCTTGTCCACCATCTCTTTGACGGCAGCCTGCACGCTGTCAGCTTTCAGACCGGCGGCAGGGCCGTCAAAAGAGATATTCGCGGCGGTTATAGCCGCAAAAAGCTCCTTGTGTGCCTCCGGGTTTTTGTCGTGCTCGGCAAGCAGCTTTCTGACCCATGCCTCCGTAGCAATGGCCGCCGGGTCTGCCGTCACGGTGACCTGCGCCGTGCCGGAGATGACGACCATGCCGTAAAATTCGAGCAGCAGATTACTCATCGCGGCTTCCGGGACAATCTCGAAGCCGTGGTCGTCCTGAAAGATGCAGACCAGAGCGTCGCTGCTGCTGTCATCCAACTTGGCGTAGATGCCAATCTGATGCAGGGTATAGCCCTGTTCCAGCCCCTTGTTGCTGATCTGGACTTTGAGCCGATAGACCGTGTCGTCTCCCTCTTTGTCCACTGCGCTGTCTGCAAGGATAAGCGTCTGGCGCTGGTCGGTCACTGCCGTGGCTTTGGGCAGGTCGTCGGCGGCCACGGTGCCAGCGCCGCCAACTGCCCGAGTAAACGTCATGCGCTTACCGGCCATAGCCTCGGTCAGCATAGCCACACCAAGCTGTGTGTACGCGGATGTGTTCCAACTCATTTTATCGATCCTCCAATCTCAATTTTGCTCCGATTTGCGTGTATACGCCCGCTGCTGCCGCACCGGCAAAGGCTGCCACCCTGCCGCTCTGCGGCGGTATCTTGCCCCGCACCCGGGCGCTCATGGTGCAGTACATCCCGCACGGAGCACCGGCAATATAAGCAGAAGTCAAATTTCTTGACGATATTTCATAAATAATCCTGTCCAGATGTGACCGCAAATTCTTGTAGCAGATGATTTTTCTGCAAATCTGTTCGTGTTTGGCAGTGTCGATATAATCCACCGGTATTCTGAGCCGGAAATGGTAAGGTGAACCGTCGTAATCAAACCATTCCTCGATGACCGGATTCGGATAAAGTGCCGCTATTGCGGCTTCCACTGCCGCTTTTGTTCCACGATGCCTATGCACATACCAACTGCCCTTGATTGTTTTGCGCTTTTCTTCAAGGGTATAAGACTTGTCATACCAATCTACAGCAAAGTCTTTTGCCAAAATATCCAGCAGGTCTTCCGGCAGTTCGTCGATGCGCGTGTAGATTTGACCGAGGTTGATTTCATCCAACCGCTGCTCCAGCACGTTGGCGATAGAGTGCGCCAGCGCAACCATCTTCGGATCTTTCTGGAGCGCAAGCGGGAAGGAATCCATCATCCGCTCGGCGGTCAGGCCGTTATTCATCCTCGTACCCTCCGCTCTGCACGGTGACTGTACCCACCTTGGCTACCTGCGGCACCTTGTCCGAGGTCAGGTCAACGGACGGTTTTCCGTCTTCCAGCGGAGTGAATGCCGGCTGTTTAAGGTCAACACGTTTGATGCCGACTTCCAGCAGCAGATACCGCAGCTTGTCGGGGTTGATGTCCCGGCCCATCTTGCCGGACTGCCATTTGATGTACTGCTGCACGGCCTCGTTTACTCGTGTCTGTGCGTCAGTAGCGGAAATGTCGCCATCGCGGGTCAGATAGTAGGTCAGGTCGATGTTGTAGGTCACAACATCGGGGTCACCAGATATGACACGGTCGGTCAGAGGCCGTACCTCATCGGCAGAGCAAACCTCCACCATCGCTTTCTTGGTTTCGTCCGGGGCAATGCTGCCATCATCCATGACGGCGTACAGGCAGACAGTGCCGGGGCTTGGGTTGTTCGCCACCACATCGGCGATTTTAGTGGACACGCTCTTGGCGAAATACTTGTAGCTGCCAACAGGCCCTGCGCTGGACCACGCCGCCTGACTATCAAGCAGCAGTTGGTAGAACTCGTCATCGTCCGGGGCATCGCTGCCGTTGGCGCTGGCCGTGACGTTGGAGCAGCCAGAATAATAGTCGTACACATCAACAATGGTGTTAATGTCGCCGACCGCAAAGTCGTTTCCGACAGTGCCGGAGGTCTGGCATACCACCGTAACGTCCGTATAGGTCGAACCGATAGGCACATATTCATCTGCCGTGGTTGCCCAATACAGCGAGGCGTTTGCGTCCGTGACGCGAGTGCCGGACGGGATGAGGATTGCACTCTGCCGCGCCTCGCTGATGTTGAAACGCATGGTGCAGGTTGCTGCGGTAGGCTGCGGGCGCTGCTGCAAGTAGAACAGCTCCGCCAGCGCATCCAGATTCTCGCCCTCTGCCCGGCTGGGCAGATTCTGGTTGTCAGCGTGGTTGTTGAGGGCACGCTCGTAGATTATCGCGTCCTCAATCCACGAGATGAACAGCCGTTCCGGGCTGCCGGGGCGCACGGATGTGCCAAAAAACTGCTCATACCCCGCACAGAGCAGCGCATCCAGTTCGTCAACATCGGTGCTGATGAACTGGTGGTCTGCGGTACTACGCATTGATGCTCACCTCCACAACGGGAAGCATCGTTCCGGGGTTGTCCTTGGAGGATTTGAACGTAGTCCCCATATAAGTGGCTCTCGGTTCAAACCGTTCGATGGCTTCCTTGATGGCGGCGCAGAGCATAGGCTGCGCCACGTTTTCCGGGCGGTCAAGAATATCCGAGATGTCGATGCCAAACTCCCGGTAGCCCGGCACGGTGCCTTTCGGCGTGGATAGGATGACGGCGATGTTCTGCAAAATGCTGGCCACGGTATCCTGCTCGCCGAGGGAAATGGAGGTCAGGTCATTTGCCGACACCAGATAATTGCTCATAAAATCGCCTCACTCTCTCGGATATTCCAGTAAAGTGACGCTCGCAGTAATCCATGTCGGAACGCCGAAAGCGTCTGTGTACTTGGTCTTGAATTTCACGGATTTGATGACCCACCGATAGCTGCCGAAGACTTCATTGCCGAGGACAAACGGCAGCGTCGTGTGATTATCGACATACCCCTTCAGGATCTCGCGCTGCTTGCTTGGAGCCACGCCAAGGTACGCCGAAAGTTCAATATCGAACGTGATGGTGTCGGCATCCGTGCCCGTAAACTCGGCCAGAGCCTTGCCTCCGGCACGCTGATGGGTGGTGTATCTGGCAGACACGCTCTGCGCCATGTCCTTGATGGTTTTGACGTAACCACCGAACACGGCAAAGATAATGTCTCCGAGGCATCCAACAATCACGGATAAATCCCTCCCAACACGAAGCCGTCAGCGTTGAAGCACGGCAGGTACAGACAGATCACGATGTCATCAATGGCGGGCACCCACCACACCACATGAGACTTGTGCTGATGGTCGGTGGAGTTGTCCGCTCCGATAACCTTTTCCTCTTCATCCCAAATCTGGCGGGAGCCATCCATGGTCTTTTTGATTTCAAGGTTGTAGGGGCTGGGGTGGATATACTGGTGATTATGCTCACCGGCTGACTCTGTATAGACAATGGCTTTGTAGTGCTGCATCACCGGGAGCCAGCCGGACGTGATGCCGGTGTCCTCAAACTTACAACGGACAAGGCGCTTTTCTTTGTTCACATCGGTGACTTTACCGAGACGAACATCAACAGCAGTGTTCATCAGTACCCTCCTAAAACATGACGGCCGGAAACCTGCGTGGTGTACCCGCCAGAGCCAGTCACGGTATGTTTGGCCTGCTTCACGATGTACTTTCCATCCCACGGCCCGAAGTCCTTAGCCTCAAACGTCAGACCGGCCACCTTGCCCGGATCACCGGAATAGGTAAAGCCCACCTGACGCTCAAACTTGTTGTGCAGCCGGAGCTTTTTGGCAGCCAGTTCTTTGGCCTCGGCCTTGCTCGTGACCGGGGCATAAACTTCCAGCTGCTGGTTGGTTTTGCTCTTGGCATCGTAGTCCTTGACGTAGGCGATACCCTCAAGGGGCTTGCCGTTCGGCCCAACATAGGACACCCGGCAGGACGCATACTGCGTTCCGGCCTGGCCGAGCGTGTGGCTCCACTTGATATAGCTCTTGTCGTCCTTGGTGACAGTCCATGCAGAATCTTTTCCCTCGTATTCCTTCTGGTCGAAGATGACGATTTTGCCGTCTGTACATTTCAGCGACAGGCCGGCATCATGGCACAGCTGCGACAGGAAGTCGATGTCAGAGCAGCGGTACTGCTCCACACGCTTATACTCCGGGTCTTGCTTTGCAAGAAACTGGGATTGCATACCGTTCTTCTTCGCCATTTCATTGGCGATGCCGGATAACTTGTACTTTTCCCAACCCTTGCTCTGCTTGGTCTGCCGGATCTGGCTGGTATAGGGCAGCCCCGTGGCCTTTATGGTGATGATGTCGGGCGGGCCGGATGCGTTTATGCTGTCCAACTCAAACTCCCCGCAGTCCAGCGCCTCATCCTTCCCGTCAGAGTGCCAGTTACAAGCCGTGATGGTAGCCCGGATTTTCAGGCCGCCTTCACCGCTGCCGGAAGAACTGCCGCCAGATTTACCCGAGATCTCGCTGGCATCGACCCAGCCATAGACCCGGGACGTTCCGTCCGTGTGAATAACATGGTACGGGTGCAGCGCACCCTGTTTGATGATGGTAATCTTGGCCGGGCCAGCCTTTGGTGTTCCGTTTGCCTTTTTGTCGGTAGATGCCTTGTAGTGCGGACCACCGAGAAACTGCACCACGTCACCAACCTTGTAGCCATCAGAAGATGCGGCCGACACATCGCCGTCCAGCATCTTCTGGAGCCAGTCGGTCATCCAAACGCCCTCCCGGTCTTGGAGTTTGATCTGCAGGTCGTCACTGGCATCTTCCTCATTATCGGTAAATGTCAGCGACAGCAGGTAGGGCTTGATGCTGCTGGTGATGTCCACACCGTCAAACTCCACCGTACACTCGGCATGGCGGGCGGTATTTTCGTCGCTCATGTGACCACCTTCTTCCACGGGGGCAAGGTGGAGCTGGTTTGTGTCTCGGTATTCGGGAGCGTCAGAACGATTCCGGCAGGGAACACAAAATAGCCCAAGTGCTGCGGATTAGCAGCCATCAGGTTTGGAGCATAGGCGCAACTGCCGAGCTGCTTATAGGCCACGCTGTCCCAGCGGTCGCCTTGCACAGTCGTATAGGTTTTACTCATGCATACCTCCCTCTGAAATCATCGTCCTCTGCATCTTTCACGATTTCGAGGACAAGTTCTCTCAGGCTGTCATTCTGGGCATTCAGGACGTTTTGCAGCTCGGCAGTATCAGATATACCTGAGATATGGTAAACCGGCGAGAGCGATATAGGAACCGTGCTGCGTGCTGAGGAGGAGCCGCTGCTCTCTGGCAGCTCAGCGCTCATGGGGGTAACGCTTGCGCTCTCCATCTCCCGTCTGGTTTCCGAGGCCGTCAGAACAGATTCCCCGCCGTTGAAGTAGACCAGCTCCGGGCCATGCTCACCAACGAGGGCAAAGCCGGGGGCCGCATCTTCCGTACCAACAGCATATCCGGGGATTCCGTGGTTGACATTGTAGCGCTCGTTGGAGCCTGCCAGCGCAGTAGAGGCCGCCGAGGCGATTTTGGCATAGGCTTCCTGCACACGGGGCATCATGCTGGATGCGCCATCGATGAAGCCCTGAATCGTCGCCTTGGCGCTTTCCGTGGCCTCGTCGCTCATGTCCATTTCCGATACGGTATCGGCTACGGTCTGGGCGATTTCGTCCATAGAATTGCTCATGCCGGTCTTGAGGTCGGCGATAGATTCGCTGGTTGTATCCTGCGCTTCTTTCAGCGCAGCGTAGTTCTCAACCATTTTGGCGAGGTCAGCGTCCGAGGCCGAGGCCATACCGGCAATCGCATTGACGGATTCCTTGCTGCCATCCGCAAAACTGGCGATAACTTCACTCAGACCGTCGATGTCAGCCGCCCGTTCGTTCAGCTTTTCGAGGTTCTGGTTGTAGTTGTCCCAGTAGGTGATCTGGCTTTGCAGTGCATTGTTGATGGATGCAGCGGAGGTCGAAACGACCTTTTCCGCAGAATCCCACAACGCATACTGGCCGCTGATGCTGCCGTAGGCTTCATCATAGGCATCATTGTAGGCTGCAATGATGTCCTGAATCCGAAGCTCTGCATCAGAGATGGCATTCGCCACATTCTGCTGCTGCGCTGCAACATCGTCTGCGCTGTCGGCGGCGGACTGCTGCGAAGCATTCAGGGCATCGACTGCGGCGCTGGCCTCCTGATACTCGACCTCGGCGGCATTGATAGCCTCCTGATCCTGTTCTACGGCGGCGGTGTAGTTCTCGACCTCCCGCCGGGCAGTGACAAGGTCATCCGAGTACCCCATATACTCAGTGCGCAGTTGCTGCACATCCTCGCTCATGGTGCGCCACGGCAGATCTTCCACCGTGCCGTAGGTGAGCTTGAACTGCTCATCCGTCAGGCCGAGGGTGGTCAGCAGCTTATCGTAGGCAGCAGACATGCCGGCATTGGATTTTTCCACCTTTGCCTGCGCGGTTGCCAGCTTGGTTTCGTTCTCAGCACTCTCAACCAGCACATTGTTGTACTGGTCATAAAGGGTGTTCAGGTATTCCTGCCGGGCCTGTGCCTTGGCATCCGCCACATAGGCATCAGTGTGCTGGCGCAGCGCTGCGGTGCCGCCCTTGATGGAATTGGTCTCAAGGTCAATATCATCTGCAAGACTGGGCACCAGAACAGACAGCCGGGCCAGCGTGTCGTGGTATTCGGCATTTCCGTCCGTGTTCCCATTTGTGGCGGCCTCGATGGCCTCCAACTTGCTGATGTACTGGTCCGCAACGCTGGCGGTCGCTGCCATGTTGGACAGGGTGGAATCGTAGCTTGCGCCCGCTTCTTCCATGCTGTCGCCCATGTCACGAGCGGCGCTGGTCAGCTCCTTTACAGAGGGCACCGTCGCATCGGCAGATGTTGCCAGTGCCGTGACGAGCGTAACCGTTCCTGCAATCGCCACAGATGCAAGCGTCAGCGGGCCAGCAAGTCCCGCCAGAGAGCCAGTGAACAGAGTTGCCGCCGCATGAGCTAGTTTTATGCCAGCTGAAACCGCAGTCAGCGTGCCGACCAGGCCGCCCAGCGTGACGGTTCCTGCCGCAATTCCCTTGACCACACCGGGATTTTCCTCTACAAATCCCTGCATCCAGCCCAGAACTTCCGCGCCGACATCGTACAAATCCGACATCACCGGGGTCAAATCCTCACCGATGGCGATTTTCAGGCCGTCTGCTGCGGACTGCATCAGCGTCAGTCTGCCGTTCATGTTGTCGAGCATGGTGCCTGCCATTTTATCGGCAGATTCGGCGCAGTCGTTCAGAGCTGCGGTGTAGTCCGCAAAAGACTGCCCGCCCTCGGCTGCGGCCTCGCTGCACCCGGCCATGATGGTTTGCAGTTTAGAATACTGGTTCGTGCCGGCAATGACCTTTGCAAGGTTGGCTTGCTCTTGGTCGGTCAGGGTGTCCCAGATACCGGCCATGCCTGTGAGGATGCTGGACAGGCTCTGCATATTGCCGTGCGCATCATAAATCTGCACACCGTATTCTGCAAGGGTGTCCCCGCACTCTTTCGTGTTGGTTGCAAGGCGGGTGAAGATGGCGTTCAGGGCCGTGCCAGCCTCGCCGCCCTTGACACCGGCGTTGGCCATGGTAGCCAGCACAGCGGTGGTTTCCTCGACCGAGTAGCCGAGGGATGTAGCGGTAGCTGCACACGCCTTGTAAGCCTCACCCAACTGGATGACATCCGTGTTGGAATTGGCCATGGCGTAGGCCATCACGTCCACAAAGTGTGTGGTGTCGGAGGCTTTCAGGCCAAAGGCGGTCAGGTAGTCGGTGACAATATCGGATGCCTGCGCCAGATCCATGTTGGCGGCAGCAGCCAGATTCAGCACCGGGCTGATGCCCTCCAGCATAGACTGGGTGTCCCAGCCTGCCAAAGCCATGTAGGACAGAGCATCAGCCGATTCACCAGCGGTGAATTTCGTGGTTGCGCCCATTTCCTTGGCCTTGTCGGACAGGGCCGTCAATTCCTCGCCGGTAGCGCCGGAGAGTGCCTCGACATTGCTCATGGATGCTTCAAAATCACCTGCGGTGTTGATGCAGTCCATGTAGGCATCCCGGATTTCTCCGAGGGCCTTTGAAATACCGACCGTGGCCAGCGTGGCCTCGACCGTCTCAAGCGCCTCGACCGATTTTTCACCGAATCCCTTTGCGCCCTCTCCGGCCTCGTCCATGGTCTTTTTAAGGTCAACCTGCTGGTCTTTCAGCTTATCGACCTCAGTTTCCAGCCGGACGCTTTCTGCTGTCAGCTGCGTGGTATCCACGCCGGCCTCGTGCAGGGCGTTCCCGGTGGCAGCTAAACGCTGCTCATAAGTGTTCAGGGAGGCCGCAGTCTTGTCGATCTGCGCTTGTTTGGAAATCAGCTTGTTTTCCAACGCAGAGGAATAACCCTCGGTCTCCTGAATCTCTTTCTGAATGTTGTCGTACTGTTGCTGCAAAACAGAAAGCCGCTGACGGGTTGCGTCAACGGCCTGCTGCTGCTTCTGGTACGCCGAAATGTCGGATTGTACTTTGTTCAACAGCTGAATCTTCCCCTGCGTTTCCACAAGGGCAGACTGAGCAGCCTTGAATGTACTGGAAAAGCTGCTGTTCTGTTTAGCGGACAGGTTGAACAGCAGCTCCCACTCTTTACGAGCCACTACTTACCGTCCTTTCTCGCTCTCTGGCGCTCGGCAATGAGGTCATTGCTGCTGCGGATCCATTGCCGGAACTGATACAGGGGCATTTCCAGCCAGTAGGGCGCAGGCGTACAGTTGACCTGTGCCATTGCAAGCACCTGTCGTCGCAGCCACACGCCGCCATCACCGGTTACAAGTCCGACCTCAGCAAAAAATTTCTTGCTTTGGTGCGGATGGTGTTGTAGTCCCGGATGCTCATAGCACCGATAACATCAACACCGATAGGCTCAGTACACGCCCGGCAAGCCATGCGGATAAGGTAGCCCGCACTCACCGAGGGGATGATCACCGGCTGGTTCAGAGCCGTAAGCTCTGCCTCGATGGCGATGGAGTCATTGCCGGTCAGCTTGCCCCAGTTAAACGTGAGGGAATCGTAGTGCTTGCCCTCATAGTCAAGGGGCTTCTGGAGCTTGTGGGTGTAGGTATACGGGTCAGCAGCGGCAGCAGCCTTTGCAGCGGCAGCCTGTGCTGCATCAAATTCTTTCGGGTCAATGACGGCGTTCATGCTGGATAGCTCCTTTCACGCTCAAAAAATAGGCCGGGACTGCAAAATGCAGCTCCGGCGAAACGGTATATGCGGATTACTTGCCCAGGGCCGCACGGACACCGGCCAGATAATCCACACCGTTGATGTAGCAGATGAAGTTGAGGGGGTCCAGTTCACGCACCTTCTTACCGTTGATGTACGTTGCCCAGTAGCGGACAGCGTATTCACCGGAGCCAGAGGTGGGCGTTGCGGGTGCAATGGTGCCGCCCTTGGTCGATTTGGGCACGACCACGAAAATATGCTTTTCCTTCCGTGCCTCGACCGTGCCTGCAACAGGATCCTCATACTGGTTCGCCACACGCAGGTCAATGCTGTGGCGGCGCTGCTCCGACAACTGGACGGACTGCGGCGTGGTGGTGCGGAATTCCAGACCAAGGGTCATAGCCTCCAAATGGCCCAGAATGACCGCTTCGACGTTACCACCGACACCAGCACCCGAAATGCTCTGCGTCAGAAAGGCAACATTCGGCAGGGTAACTTTCGACATACCCAGATACTCCACGCTGTCCTCATAGACCGCGAAGTTGATAACGCTCTGATCGATTGTCATTGTAGTGCCTCCTTTTTAGGACTGGAGTGCGCTGGTCACATAGTCAGCGTCATATTCCAGCACAAAATCAATCTCCTGCGCCGGAGAGGGCGGGGTCATGTAGACGTGCAGCTTGATTTTGCCCGCCATCAGGCTGGTCAGCGGGTTCTCGTTTTCCAGCATTTCCACACGGGCACCCAGCAGATAGCCTGCGCCCACCAGACCGTTCAGCCAGATGTTGGCGCTATCCAGAATAGTGTCGATGAGGCGACGGTTTATCGGCTTGTCGAGCTTACTCCAGAACGTCTTGATGAGAGTGTTGGAGACGTAGTCGAACATCCGGCTGATGGGGATGAAGTAGTCCTTCACATCAGTGGACTTAGGGTAGCAGCCAGTGTGGTTGCCCCATGCGGTCCAGCTGCCCATGAAGTTCAGGAACGTGCAGATGCCGGCAGCATCGACCACGTTTGCCTGATTGTAGGTCAGGTTGATGGCTGCACCGTCATCATCGCACAGACCGTCGATGTGGACGGTCTTGTTGGAGGGGCTCTCGTAAGGGATGCCGCCATTGTTGGTGTCGGTCTCCGCGAGGCAGCCCGCCATGAGGGTGGAGCCGTGGAACTTCAGATCGCCCAGAGTGCCGTTAGGCCAGCACAGAATGGACTTCTGGTCGTAAGTGCCAGCGTTCTTGGCCTGCACTGCGGCAGTATAGGTCTTTGCGGAAATATCCACCAGAGCCTTGCCAGAGAACATACCGTTGATGGAGCCCGCCTTTGCAGCCAGCGCAGCAGCAACGGTAGCCTCCTTGGAGAAGCCGGGTGCCATAATCAGGTCAGGCACAATGCCGAACATCGTCAGACAAGCCTCGACCTGCTCTACGGCAGCTGCCACAGCCTCTGCCTCGGCGTTTTCTGCGAGCGGCAGGAAAATAACCGGCTGGCAGGCACACAGCTTGAAGTGATAGTACATCACCTCGCAAACGGTGAACTTTGCCCAGTCGTTGTCATAACCCAACTGTTCCTCTGCTTCGGTGTAGCTGGTGCACAGTACAGGGGTGCCAGCGGTTGCAGCGGTGCCAGTTGCCTTGGACAGCGGTGCCGTACCGATGACAAAGGGGATGCCGCAGGTTGCGGCGTTCGGGGTTGCCACGGCGGTGTCGGCGCGGCTGACGTTAATACCATGATCTGCCATAGTATGTAATCCTCCTTACTTGGATTTGGCGAGCATCCGGGCATACGCAAGGATAGCCTCGCCGCGTGCTTTTGCCTTTTCAGGCGTAGTGTTCAGTTCGGCCACATCGATGATGAAGTCGGCCACGCCGGGATATTTCTCGGTGGCGATTTTCACATCGTCACGATTCACCGCCTCCGCAGCAGCGCAGGGGTAAATCGTATTTTTCTGGATATAGCCCAGAATAGACGGACCGATGTAAATGGAAACGCCGGGCTTGCTCTGCGCAGGCTCGGCGTTTACGGTGGTTTCGGCGGGCTGTTCCGCCGCGGTCTTTTTTACCGCCATAATTTAATGTCCTCCGTTTGCTGCACAGTCGGCAGCTTCCAGTAGGTAATCATCTCTCCGGCGTAATACGGTTTGGTTTCCTCGTCGTAAGGAACGCTTTCCAGCTTATGACCGGGAGACAGGTCAAGCGCAAACTGATACCGATGCCTTCCATCGGTGCCAGTGCCGCCTACCTTGCGGACTTTGAGCAATTCCACACGAAACCGCTCCATCATGTTCAAGAGAGCAAGGTCGCCCTCCTGTTCATCCGGGTTGTAGCAGCAAAAGATAGAGCGCACAGAAACCACCGTGCGCTCTTCGCTGCCGGGCTGCTGCTCCGTTGCCAGCGGGATGACCCGATGGATGATGTACGGGGCTTTCTTCTTGGCGGAACGACTGTCGGGCAGCCGCATCAGATAGACTTCCGGGGCACGGTAGGCCTGTTCGGTATCGCCCTGCTGCATAGCCACCGGGAGAATCATATCGGCCATGATTTTCTCCGTAAATGCTTTCAGCTGCTCAAGCAAAACAACGCTGGTCATATCAGACACCCCATCCGTTCAAAATTCGCGTGATTTCATGCTCAATGCGTTTTTCGTACACCTCCGCCATCTTGTCCTCGACCTGATCTGCAACACTTTCGTTGGTTCCAATCATCTGCGGCGTTGATGGACCATACAGTTCTTTCACAGGGAAGCGGCTGGTGCCGATTCTCTCATAAACACCGATATGGCTACCCATCTTTGCGCTAAATGCGTGGTCGAGGGCTTTTTTGGTACTCGTTTTCATAACGCGGGTAACGACACGACCAGAACGGTCTATGCTCGTATCAAAACGCATCAGCGGAATAACAGAGCCACGGTAGCCAAAACTTACCGTGATTTCGCCATCTGACGAACGGTTGAAATGGTTGACATTCTTTGTGCGGTTGACAAACTCGCTCGCACTAAGCGCATACTGCTCCGTTACGGCTTTCTTGGCCTCCGTTTTTCCTGCATTTGCAGCTCTTGCAAGCGCAGAACCAGCAGCCTGTTGCCAGCCGCCTTTGATGCCAGACAGCAGTGCAGACACTCGGTCAATATCCGATTCAACAGTCACTGCAAGAGCAGCCGCCGGACGTTCTTTGACGTTAAGAGGCTCGTAGGACATATATTCTTGCCAGCTCATTCGTCAATCGCCTCCAGTTCCACCCGCAGCATCCCCATCTCGCAGACAGAGGATGCCACATAGTAGTTTCGGACGAATCCATCCTCGTCAATGCCCAGCTTGCAATCCTTCTCAGGCTGCTTTCCGCCGAGGGCTGCAATATTGCAGTGCAGCACCCGGCTGACCCGGTACAGACCCTGTGCATGGTCGCTGATGGTCTGGCGCACTCGTTCCTTTTCGGAAAGCCCGGTCAGAACCAGAGGAACATCAGGGTATTCCTCTCCGTCATAGTAGACCGTATGTGTCTCGGCGAACTCGTCCAGATTCAGAAAGACGCTGTTCAGGTCTTCCCGCACAGCGTCCTTAAAGGCGCTCACGCCGTGGGCATCGCAGCAGACAGCTCCGGGCCGCTGGCGCACTCATCGCCGGGAATTACTTCCTCGGCGCAGATGGCCTCGATGAGTGCATCTTTGGTTTTGAGCTGTTTCGTGTCGATGCCCATATCCGCCGCCAGCTTTTTCAGATTGGCAACGGTCATGCTGCGCAGCTGGTCGGGGGCAAGGGTGGCCGTCTCCGAGCCGCCCTGCGAGGCTTCCTCGTCAGGGGTGTCGTTACCTTCCGCAGTTGCCGGAACGTCTGCAGGGGCTGTTTCCGGGGCAGTGGGAGCGGAAAACACATATTTCGCCACACCCAGCCCGATAAGGCGGGCTGCTTCGCCATCGCTGACCTCACACCGCTCGCCGCGCGAAACAGTGTGAACACCTGTTTTGGTGGGGCAGCCGTAGCCGCCGCAAAGAATTTCAACAATCATCGGTGTACTCCTTTCAGGCCGGACTTAACCGACCACGTTCTTGGCGCGAATCCAAGGGATATAGTTCTTGGGCGCAGCCAGCGGGCGGGTCTTCAGGCTCATCTTACGCACATCGTTCTCCTGATCGATGCTGAACTTGGGAACGCGGCGGGCGGCGATGGTGGAGTGCTTGGTATCGCCGTAGTTGATCTGAGTGATAGCACCATACATCAGGTGACCGCAGGCCGGAGCCGTAATCAGCGCATCGGTCTTCGGGAAGTAACTCTGCTCTGCGTTGGCGGTGTCGACGTAGGTTTCATCCACGGAGATGAGGTTCAGCTTATAGCCGCGGAAGTTGAGGGTGCCACCGTAGGTAACGCCATCGTATGCGCTCAGTTCCTGCTCGATTTTGCCGACGATGATGCCGGAGTTCTTATCCAGCAGACGCTGAACCTTTTCCATGTTCAGGACGGCATCGTACACATCGGCACCCAGCAGCATGTCAACGGCGCGCAGGCCGCGCTTGGACAGCAAACGGCACATGGCAGGAACATCGCCGAAGAAATCGCCATCAGTCTCGTTCCACTTATGGGCCGCAGTGTAGATGTGGTCGTTCTCGTGACCGGGGTTGTAGAACTTCACGACCTTGGCCTCGCCCTTGGTCTGGTTGTCGATCATCTCCTGCATGGTGCAGCCGTTCTCCAGCATGGTCTGTGCGCACATCCACTCCTCGGTGCGGATGATGCGGTTGTCCATGTCCACGAGGTCGTTCTGAACCAGCCTTGCGGCACGCTGGGCGGGAGTGCTGTTGGCATAGATAGCCTCGCCGAAGCCGCGCTTGGTCAGGTCATCGACGGACAGTTCGCGGCTCACACCGATGGCAGCGGGCTCGAACTCGTGGATCTCGTAGCCCACGCGCTCCATCGGGATTGCACCGACACGAGGTCCAACGAATGCGGCCATCTTGCGGTCACCGTCCATGTACTCGGTCAGAACCTTGTCGGAGTTGAAGATATCGCCGTCGTCGGTGCCGAAGTAGCGGTCACGGAAGAAGGTCTGTCTGGGAACAGCACGCCGTTCCACGGCCATCAGGGTATAGGTATCGAAGAAATTCAGTTCAGCAGGCATTGTTGTATCCTCCTCACAGTGCAGGTGCAGCAGCCTTGAAGAAAATGCCGCCGTTACGCAGGGCATCCTTCTCAGCCTCGGTGATAGTATGGTCATTGATGGTGACACACTTGTTCAGATTGAAGCAGCCGGCCAGATAGACGGGAACGGTCACATCATCAGTGGTGCCAACCTCAACATCATCGCACAGGATGGCGTATGCAGTCAGGGTCTCCGTATCACCGCTGGCAGCGGTGCCCAACGCTACCAGTTTGTTATCGCCTGCGGTACCACCGGATTTTGCCAGAATAGTGCCACGCTTGATAGTGCCAGCAGCACCCAGCTTGCGGAGAGTACCGCCGCTGACAACCAGCTTGGGGTTGATGTCGGCAATCAGGCCGTCATAATCCATGCTGCCCAGTCTTTTGTTCAGCTCAGTCATTGTAGTGTTCCTCCTTACTTTTTCTCGTCCCCGTCAAGCAGCGCAGCGACGGCAGCATCAGCCGCAGCCATGCGTTCAGCCGGGGTCTTGGGTGCATTGCCCGTTGCATCGGGCAGGGACTCCGGGTCGCCGGTTGCGGATGCGCCCGGCACGGCCTCCACGCCCTGGGCACCGGATGCCTGATTGTCGGCCGCCAGATTCTTCAGGAACTCGTGGCCCTGCGCAGCTGCGGCCTTGGCAGCGCGGAAAGCCAGCTCGCGGGCATCGCAAGCGGTCTTGCCGTACTTGGCCTCCTGAACCATAGTCGGGTCGAACAGGTTGGCCACCTCGTCAATTTCAGACAGGCGGGTGCGCTCGTTCTGGGATGCCTGTTCAGAAGCGCTCTGCTCAAGCTGGCGGCACAGCTCCGGGTTTTCCTTGCGAAGCTCCTCGATGGTAGTTGCCATAGTGGTATGTCCTCCTTCGTTGGACTGGGCGGCGGGTGCCGCCGGTGTATTTGCAGTAGCGGTCGCAGGTGCAGCCGCTTTAGCCATAGGAATATTGCCGGGCAGTTTTGTGCCCGGTCTCAGGTGCAGGGCGTGGCCCTTGGCGTAGATGGTCTGCCGGTCGGCACTTGCGGAGATCTCCACCGGCTCGGCATCATCCAGCAGCTCATTTGCAAAGCCCTTTTCCACGGCCTCTTTGCCGGTCATGTAGGTGGTATCGGACATCATGTGCAAAAGCACGGTCTCGGAGAGGCCGGTCTTCCGCTTATAGATGGAAACCTGACTCTTATCCCATGCGTCGTTGGCATCTGCGGCTTTGCGCAGTTCATCGGCGTTGTAGTTGCCCCAGATGAGCGACCAGCACTTGTGAATCATCACGAGGCTGGATGGGTTGGCCTTGACGGTGTCGCAGGCACACATAATAAGGCTGCCGCCGGACATGGCCACGCCGTCCACAATACAGGTCAGCTTTGTGCCCTTGGCGGCCAGCTCACGCAGCCGGTTGTGAATCAGGATAGACACGCCGGCATCACCGCCTACACTGTCCATGCGGATGGTGATCTTCGTGCAATGCTCGACCTGCTGCAAGTCGGACAGGAACTCGCTCTCGATGATGTACTGACCCGGAATCGGCTCACCCGTCCACCAATCCGTGGGCTGCGTGTCCACGATATGGCCGTACATGGTGATGTCAGCGCTCTGGCCGTCAGTGCTGGCCATTGCATAGCAGGGCCGCTGGATGCTCACCATCGGGGTGCTACTCGGTGCTTTCGGCATTTTCTTTACCTCCCTGTGTAGTGACACTTTCTGTGGTTTCGATTACGCCCTCGCTGCCCGCAGCTTTGAGCTGCTCATTTTCGTGGGCCAGCTCTGCGACATTGTCCTCCCAGTCGCCGCCGCCCAGCTCGCGCGTGACCTGCTCATGGGTGCGGAAGCCGTGATGGGTCTGGAGCACGGCGGCCTCGACCTCTTTCTTCGGGTCAAGGGTGCCCTGCACAGGCCCAATCCACCGTGCGCCGCACCATGCAGCACGCACCAGAGGATCATCAAAAAAGCCCGGGGCGATTACTCGTCCACGGGCCACAGCCTCAGAAAGCCAAATTTCATATACAGGCTGGCAGAAGCTGCCTACCAGCCATGCACGCCGCATCTTGATACCTTCCCATGCCTCCAAAAGAGAGGCACGGCTGGCCGAGTAGCTGGCGTTGAACTCTTTCAGCAACAGCTCATACGGCATTTCAATGGCACCACCCATGAGTTTGCACAGCGTTTTGACGAACGTATCAAACCCTGCGGTGGGAATATTGGGGTTTCCGAACTTGATGTCCTCGCCCTTGCCGAGGTGCGCAACCGTACCCGGCCCCATCTCATACTCGTTCGGGCTGTGGCTGGCGTTGTCAGCCTTTGGGTTGTCCACAGGAACACCGCCGAGATCTCCGCTGCCGGTTTCGTCAAACGGGATAGCGTTCTTCGGGGTATCGGTGACAATCCATGCCGTGAAGAAGCTCTGCACCAGAGCTGCCAGCAGTTCCGACTCCGTATATCTGCGAAGCTGGAGCAGCGGTTCGATGATGGGGGCAATGAGCGGGACACCACGGTACTGGTCCGGACGTTCGGACTCCATAATGTGCAGGATCTGGGGCAGCCCAGTTGTCGCACCGACCACCTCCACTCGCTGCCATTTGGTGATGTCATTTCGCCACTCATGCGGATATGTGTTGCGGACGTGGTAGGCCACGATCATGCCGCTGCTGTCCACTTCCACACCATCATAGATTTTGTTCCCGGTGTTGGGGTTTGTGCCCTCGGTATAGCCCAGGCCATCCAGCATACCGCCGAGCTTATCCGGGGTGGACACACGGTCAGCCTCCACCAGATGCAGCCGCAGCCCGTAGGGGTGCAGCTTGTCCGGGTCACGAATTTTCACCACGGCGAACACATCACCGCTCATAAGCCAGCTTTTCAGGGCCAACTGCTGCAAGCCATAGAAATCGTTCAGCCCCATGGCATCACAACTGCGGCGGTTTTCGGCCCAAAGCCGGAACTCTGCCTCGGTTTTACTCTGCCACTCTTTGGCTTTTTCCGGGGATAGCCCCAGTACGTTTCGGTCAACGGTCGCTTTCAAGGTCAGCCCGGTGCCAACGATCTTCGTTCGATTCGTGTTGATGGCACTGGTCGCAACAGGCGCGCTCATGTAGAGCATTCTGCTCCGCTGCCGCAGAATATCTGCGTTGTCGTGAATATCGCTGCTCGGAGAGCTGCTGTTGGGGAAGAAAGCCCGCAGCGCACGCCGTTTGTAGGATGCGCCCGCCTCGCTGTAGCCGCTGGCCTGCGGTGCAGCGGTGACGCGGTATCTGACACTCAAGAGTAATCGCCTCCGTAATTTTCAAACTAAGCGGGCTGGCTGGGGAAAGGAGTAAAAAGCAGCCAGCCCGCGGCAAAGGCCCTTTCGGGCCGTCACCCTAAAGGATCACCAATCGCGCGGGATAACGGAGAATGCCTTGCGGGCACTCTGGCCGTTCAGCAGCGCGGTCAGTTCATCGACCTTTTCCTCGGCATCTTTGATCTCATCGCTGAGCTTGCCGAGGTCAAGACGTGTGAGTTCCCGGTCGTCCAGACGATAGCTTTTCACGCCACCGGAAAGCAGCTTGTTGTAGGCCACATACAGGTTATCAAGCCGCTTCGTGTGGAACTCCAGCCGCTTTTTGATGGTCACGGTATCCATAACTCACACCTCACCAGTCGTCTAAAAAGTTCTCCCGCCTCCGGCCGGGGGACGGCTGGGGACGGGAGACGGGTTGTTGAATATTTATCACCGGGACTGCCGGTGCCTCTGGTGCCTTGCCGCGCAGCCTTTTCAGCGCCTGGTCGATGGCATCAAGGTCTTTCGGCAGCACCTTGTAGGCCGCTATGGCATAGTTTCGGCAGTCAAGAGGTTCGTTTCGCTCATGGCCGGAGATTTTATCCCATTGCCACGGGTTGCGGTGGCCCTCTTTGTATATCAAATGCTCTGACAAGAGGCCGTTGAAGTAGCCGAGGCCGTAATCGTCCCGGCGTGGGAAGTGGCAGTACCGAGGGCCCGGCTCCTGCACTTTCAAATCGTCCATGATGATTTGCTTGCCAGCGTCAACGCCCAACTGGTACTGCCAGCACATCCCGATGTAGCGGTTCTGCACCGTGATTTTCACCTGCTTTGGCGGGCCTGTGAACGGCCGGTCGGAGCCGGGAAAGCCCTTGATGCAGAAAACCTTTTTGCCGATGCGGTCATGGCAGCGCTGGCGCACCTCTTGGGTGAAATGGCCGCCCTCGTCTACAAATTTGATGGAAACGGGCAGCTCTAGGCCGTCAGCAAATTTCAGCTTGCGGTCGAAAACCAGCTCGTCCAGTTGCTGCCAGACCTCGTCACTGTCCGGGCGGCCCATGATGATGCCTTTTTCGATGCCCCATGTTTCACCGAAGTGGCCGAAGCCCACGATTTCGTACTCCATGCGGTCATCCTGTGTGTCAACGCCGGCAGTCAGCACCAGCACACCATCCGGCAGTTCCGCAGGGTATTCCTCCCTGCGGCCAAGCATGGTGTCCTCGTCCTGCACATCGCCGCGATCTTCCCACAGCAGCCCCAGACGGGTGTTGTAGACGACCTGCATCTTCTTGGTGTCGCCCAGCGCATTCAGGTATTTCAGCACGGTGTCTTTCCATGCCGCCCACTGCGAAACAAAGCTGTTCAGCCAGAAGCTGCGGATACCGTTCTCATAGGCGGCGGGATTTTCCGCTTGCCAGTGAGCTGGTGCCCGCTTCATGGTCACTTCGTCCGAAATGCAGGCGCACTCCGGGCAGAGATACCACACGTCCTTGACCTTGTAGGTTTTCTCTCCGTGGGTTTCGATGGTGTCATACTCGTACCGAATATCTTCCCAACGCAGTTCATGGAATCCCTTGCAGTGCGGGCACTGGGATACCCAGCGCTCCATCGTGCCCTTGACGTAGGACTTGGCAATGGCACTGTGTCCCTTGATGGTGGGTGTGCTGACTTCCACAGCCTTTGCGTTATAGAAAGTGGTCTGCCGGGCCATTGCCAGTTCCCAAGGGTCGCCCTCTGTGCCGGCACTCACTGCCCAGCGGTCACGCTCGTCACCCAGCACATAGCGGATGGGCTTTGATGCCAGAGCGTGCGCCTCGGTAGATCCGCACATGGTCAGGATGCCGCCGGGATAACTTTTCTGCAAAATCGTGTTGCCGCTGTCCCGGCTCTTTTTCTCCGCGACCTTGGCCCGCAGTGTAGGGCAGTCTCGTATCATGGGGGCGATACGGAGCTTGCTGTACTCCTTGGCATCCGTCATTTGGGGATGGATGAAAAGAATACTGCCGGGGTCAACGTCAATGGTGCGGCCTATGACATTGTTTTCAAACTCCGACTTGCCGACCTGTGAGGACGCAACGACAACGATATGATGGATGCGCGGGTCAGAGTATGCGTCCATGATTTCCACCAGATAGGGCGTTCTGCTGTTGCGCCAGCGGCCTTGTTCGGCAGATGCTTCCGGGGACAGGACGCGGTTTTGTGCTGCCCACTCGCTGACCGTCACGTTGGGCGGCGGGCGAATAGCTGCTACCAGCTTTGACACCAGAGCGTTCAGGCGGTCTACTGCGGCGTTGTCACTCATCCTCGTCACCGCCCAGTTTATCAGTCCACGACCGGCGTTCCCGGACGCGAGCCTCATACTTGGCCGGGTCATAGCGGAACAGAGCAATTTCCTCCGCAATCTGATTGACCTCGCCGCGCATATACTCTGCAACCTCAGCAGGGTCAGACAGAGCAGCGGCATTGATGGCCACCCGGCTGGGCAACGCCATCAGCGCACCCCGGATGGTGTAGATAAGTTCAGCGGTCATGGCCGCCACATCCTCGCTGCGGTGCATCTGCCCGGACAATTCCTTGGCTTCTGCCTGTGCGATTTTGGCCTTGCTGGTCTTGAGCGTTGCCTCTGCTTTGGCCTTTACCCGCTCAATCTTCTTGGCTTCCTCCGCTTCTTCCTTGGTCAGTCCGCCACGGGAGATGCTGCCGATGTAGGCTTGCACGGCATCAGACAAGACGAACTTGCCCCTGCTGACGGTGGTAAGCACACCATCCTGTGTCAGCTGCTGCACTCTGCGGCCTGTGATTCCCAGTATCAGAGCCAGTTCGGTGGTGGTCACGTTTCTGTCAGCAAGTCTTTCTTTTGTAGGCATCCAGAAACCACCTCCTTTTCTGGTAAAACTATCTGGAAAATTCCTTGAAATTCGTTATACAAAGCGTAACGAAATGGCTGATTTTTCCCTTACTAACTAGCACGATTTCGGGGTCGACGAGCCCGCTCATGGTAGGGTACCCCCGTCACAGTACCTTTTCGGCACTGAACGGCTGCTCCTGCCCACTGTCGGGCGGGTGGAGCGCAGCTTCAACCATTGCAGGGTCATACACGAAGGTGAACTCCATGTCCTGCACAGGCGCAGGCTTATTAACGTAGATGTCTACGACAGTCATTGTGATACGCTCCTCTCTCAGATGCTGCGGATGACCTTGGCCTTGGAGTATGTCGGATGGTCTTTGGTCATCATGTTCAGGAACTCGTCTTTGGTAAAGCCGGACAGACGGAAGATTTCTTCGGGCTTCATGCCCAGCTGCTTGCCGATCTCGTCCACGGTCTTGCCCTCGTCCATGAGCTTCTTTACGATGGCTTTCATAGGGTCGAGCAGGTGTGTGCCGCGGGCGCGGTTGTGGGTGATGGTGCCGTATACGTCGGCACTCTCGTCACCGTGATGGTCTACGACTACGACAGGCACCTTGCCGCCCAGCAGGGACAGCAGCGGTTCACGGCCTGATACTGTCCAGCGGTGGAAGCCGTCAATGATGGTTCCGTCCGGGCGTACCACGATGGGCAGCGTCCAGCCGTTGGTCAGGATGGACTGCACCAGCAGCTTCAGGTTCTCCTCACTGACCTTGTTGGGGTTGTAGTCGTTGGCGTGGATGGTGTTGCGGTCTACCCACTGGAGGGATGCCAGCGGTGCGAATACGTCAATGTTTTCCATGGTTCTGCTCCTCCTTGATGCGGGCGTTGTGGTCGTTGTAGATGGTGGTCCAGAGGATGCGCAGGATACGCATCTTGGGATCTCCGTACAGCAGCCCCTCATACATGGTCTTGTAATGCTTCTGTTCAGCGATACCATAGGTCTTTATGAACAGGCCTCGCCAGTGGTCGATGTGGGATAAGGTGTCCTTGGCGATGGTGTACCGCTCCGGGTGGAGGAACAGCAGGTCTTTGCAGAGGGCTTTATAATCCTTCTGTTCGGTATCTGCTTCCAGCTCACGCCGCTTGCGGGTGCTGCGCCGGAACATCTCGGAATCCCAGTAAAGCAGAACGAGGTAGGCGTTTGGCTCTCGCCGCTGGATACGCTCCCACAGGTCGTTGTCGGTTTCTGCAACCCACCGTAGGCCTTGTGTGCTGGTATCTCCAAAGAAAGCACAAAGCCGGAGTGCATTTTTATGCACACCAGCTTCGTACAAACGCATATAGATTTCAGGGAATTCAAGGTTTCGCTCTTTGATGTACAGCCAAACATCGGAATCAGCCCAATCGTAGATGGGATAGAACTTGCCGCCTTTTGTGATACGCTCCATCTTGGTGTTGGCGATGCACTTAAAGCGGGTCAAACTTTCTGCCGTGCGCAGGCCGACCAGCTGAATGCCGTCACGGAATGCCTTTTCGCAGAACGTCTGGTAGTTCATCTCTCCGGGGTGGTGCAGGTATGGGCTGTACCTGATGGCAAAATCGGGCGGGGTACGCATCCACACATCTTCTTTGCCCGGCTCCCATGTTATCCACGATTCTGACGCGGAAAGGTGGTCTATCACGCACACCTGCTTGAACGGCAAGCAAAACCACAGGAATTTCGCGCCGACCGACAGGAAGTTGCGCCGCCAGCGGTGTGCTGCATCGACCATGGAGGGGTAAAGCCCTTCTTCGTCAATGAATGTCACCGTCAGCTGCTTGGGGTCGAGTTCGCCGGAGAGAATCATCTCATACACGAGGTTGGCCATGCACAGGCTGTCCTTGCCGGAGGAAAACGACAGATAGATTTTGCAGCCGTTTGCGAACACATTGCGGATACGGATTTTCGCCGCTTGCAGCACGTTCATGCTGCTCTCCACTACTTTCACAGGCATATCAGTTCACCACACTTCGGGCAACGGATGCACCTGTGCTGCTCCACGCCGCTGTCCGCCTCTGGAGCAGCTGTTTGCGGTTCAGAAGGTGTAGACACCTCCAGCACTGTGGAGGGCTGCTGCGGGGCAGCGGAGACGGTAGGAGCAGGCTGCGGGGCGGGAGCCACCGGGTAGGTCGGTGTTTCGGCATACGGAACGTGTTCCTCTGCCTGATGGCGGCTGATGGGTGCGATCTCGTTTTCCGGGAAATCGCCGTAGGAGCTGATTACTTCATCAGCTTCATCCGTGGTGCTGTTCAGCATTTCCAGCAGGTCAGCATCCCAGCCCGGAACGTCCACATCGCCGTCCAGTTCCTTGACCAGTTCTTCGATGGCATCCACATCGGTAAAGCCGAGTTCATAGACCTTGTTGTCGGCCATCATCAGCTTTTTCTTCTGCACATCGGTCAGCCCGACCATCACATAACAGTCGCAGGTTTCCCGACCCATGCGGAGCAGGGCTTCGTACAGACCGTTGCCGGCAATGATTTCGCCATCCTCGGCAACGACCAGCGGCTTCACCTGACCGAACATCTCAATGCTGCGGATGTACTCGGTGATTTGCTTGTCGGAGTGCCGGCGGATGTTGTGGGTAGGCTTATGCAGCTCTGCCAGCTTCTTTACCGTGATGTTCATCGTGCGGCCTCCTTCCTGTCAGAAACGAGGTCCAGAACGATGGCGAACAGGATGGCGGCTACGACAACGTAGATGCGGATCGTGCTCATCAGCTGCCAGATGCCCATAACGCCAAGCGGAATCAGGATCTGCCACGAGGCCACGGTGAGAACATCCAGTGCGAAGCCAAACTTCTTGCCGAAAACCAGATATTCGCAGTAGAGATAGGTAGAAAGCGAGGAAATGGCGATGACCGTAATCAAAATAGCTTTCATTACGTTCAGCACCGGGCTGAAGCGCACCCACGTGAGCAGCGCAGCCAGCACCATGTAGATGCCAAACATCACGCCCGCCAGCACGAAGGCCTTTTTCATGTTGCCGCGCTTGGTGCCGTCCGTATTTTCATCGTTGTACTCAAACAGCGAATAGTAATACGGACAAGCAAATGGGCCGGGCAGCAGAAGTAAGCCGTTGTACACGCCAGCCTTAATACCAGCGGCGTTTACACCGGGGGCGATGACGGCGAACGTGCCGCCAGTGTACACCAGAGCAGCAGCCACTACTACGGCCAGCAGGCCATAAACGACCACCCATGAAAAGCCATCGGACAGCACGTTGCGAATCATGCCGTCTTTGAGCAACATAATCAGGAACGCCACACAGGTGACGTACACGATAATCATGCCGCCCTTGGTTCCAATGGGTGTATCGCCAAAGATCTCGTAGATGCCGCTCATCTGTGTCCACGTCTGAAACAGCGTCAGCAGACCGATGAAGTAGAACATCGCCTTGCTCTGCATGATGCGCCGAATGGACGGAACACGGTCAGCGAACAAACCGAACGTGATACATGCCAGGGAATTGAACACTGCCCAGATGATTGCCGGAACTGCTCCATATCGCAATGCAATGGTGCGGAAGTTCATCAAGCTGCCTACTCCTGCCCACGATGCAACGATGGAGCAGGCGTAGAAAATAGTGGGACTTGCCTTGAATTTCGCCTTGATTTTCTGATACATGGAAAAATCTCCTTCTTTGCGGCTGGACACGGCGAAATGTCCAGCTTGCAGCACCTCAGCTTTTCGGGGTGCTGCGGTGATGCCACACGCAAAGGAGCAACGTGCGGCCCGGAATCCTCCTTTCAGGCAATAAAATAGCGGCACCCACCGGGAATGGTGAGCACCGCTTGGCTTGATTTGAATTTTGCATCCTAATCATATCACTCGGAGCGTCCGTTGTCATCTGAATCCATCGGTAAGCTTCGGCATCCATCCGAAACCATCCGAAACCATCCGACAACGTCCGACAGCGAGTGAAACCATCCCCTTGATTCTCAATGATTTCCACTTTGAATTCAACTTTTCAGGGGGTAAAAGTTAAATTCATTTCAATTTTGAGCTGATTTTGTGTGGATTTCTGATTTGAATTTCAGTTTTGGGGCAAAAATAAAAAGCCCCGCAAATGCAGGGCTTATCGGTCAGTTTTTGTTGAGGTAGTTGTATGCCATCCGGCTGACCCCATCTTCGGTATATCCTTTTCCCAGAACTCCGGCAACTTCGGCCCATGAGTAGCAGCGGATAAACCGCAGTCTGAAAACCAGATACATCCGAGCATCCACAATGCTCTTGCAGTAGGCCTCGACTTTGGGCTTTTCCTGCGCTGCCAGCTCTTCCAGCCAGCGGATGCGCTCGTCCATGTCGGCCAACTCTACAGCCAGATCTCCGACTTTATCCCGGACACCCGGCGTGTGGGGCATCCCGGTCAGTTGTGGGGAGGCGGGAGTGATTCTTTGTCGCAGTCGCTCCAAGGCTTCACGGTCTTTTTCGAGGGTCATCTGAATGTCATAGTACTTGGACAATTCCTGTAATGTCACAACCTACCTCCGTCATAATTCAGCTACCGTCTTGCGGCGGCGCCTCTATTATTTTATCACATTTTGCTGTCGGAAGGTAGACCGGAAGTCCACAAATTATGTGGTCTGCACCAATTTTGCACAGGCCGGGCACAGTATAGGTCTGGCCCTGGGCATCGGTGCGCTGGATGGCCGGGTTAAGGGGTATGTAGTTCTCGCAAGACAGACAGCTCATTCGTCCACCCTCTCGATTTTCGGGAACGGTTCGTGCCCCAGTGGAACGAGATCAAATGACCTGTTTGTTGTGCCCGGTGCCTCACGTTTATTTTCTGGGGCATCTAACCACTGCTGATGCTCGATAGCGTGTACAAGGTCGATGCACGTTCCCCATGAATCGTGTTGCCGCTCCCGGTGTCCAAACGGTGGGTAGGCCAGTTTATAGGCAGCCTCAAACATCGTTTCGATGCAATGCTTCCGTTCGTTATAGACGCGGATGTCGTATGGTTTCTCATAGAGTTGCTTTTTGTCCTCTCCATCAAAGACCAAATCCTCTGTCAAGGGTTCAAACTGCCCCATGCGCAGCCTCATATACTCGTCCACAGCCACGCTGATGATACGCAACTGTTCTTCCGAGATTTCAACGCAGTACTTCATTTTTTCTCTCCCTCATCGCCATCATGATAGCTAACGCCGAATAATGCCGGAATCAAAAAGAACCAAAGCGCTCTCAGATTTCCGGTGACGTTGATTGCGGTTGACACCGCCAACCCCACTGAAATCCACTCCGCTGCATAGATAAGTGCAACCCATTTCATTTCGGCACCTCCTGTCTGCCGTTGCCAAAACTCCGGGCAAACACTGCCCGTTGGATAAAGTCTACATCCTCTGCAATAGACTGTACCGATGAATTATCAGAGCGGATTTCAAAGGAACGGAGAATGAAGCGCTTCAAAGTGTCCAGACTGTAACCTGCGATCGACTTCCCGAAGAATGCGGTAAGGATTTCAATAATGGTTTCCTCATGCCGAGCGAACTCGCATCCATAGACTTTGTGTTCAGGAGTAAAGGACACCCAGTAGGTAAACCGAGACTTATCGTGACCGGCTTTCAGGTCAAGGCAGCGGGTTTCGGTTTGCAAGTAGCGGACTGCTCTATCCGTTATCTGTTTCAGCTCCTTTTCTCCAATGGTGCAGCCGTCCGGGAAAAGTTCTTCCATGAATTGAAGAAAAAGCTGTTCGCCATTGGCACAATCGAACACTTCATGCCATGTGGCAGCCCATTCGGCCATTGCTTCTTCTTTTTCAAAAAGAATTGTGCAGGCCAGTCTGACAAAGTTGGCCGGAGATTCAACCATGAAATGCAGTCGTTCAGTTGTCATACTGCACCTCCAGTTCTGGCTTTATCCCCACCTCAATCACAACCACCGGGGTGTTTGATGTGATGGTGAATTGATAGACTCCCGGTTTCACTTCATTCGCAGACACATTTATCATGTCAGGGCTCATGCCATTCGCATTGCAGATGCTTTCTTTCAGCCGTTCCTCGCAGTTTTTTACCATCTCATTTTTCTTCGGAGCCATGGTAAAATATTGACTTAAAAATTGAAGATAAATTTTATCCAGAATCTGCTGTGCCGAATCGCCAACTTTATCCATAGTGCCGTTCCTCCACATAGCACCAGCTTTGAGGTGGTCTGTTCAACCTGTCAAGGTCAGTGCAAATACAGCCCTCATTCTCAAAACCTCTGCCTTTATTTTTCAACTTATCAGCGCTTTTGCAGTGCCATTTTCCATCTGCGCCAGCATACCTTTTGGCGCAATGGCGCAGAAAACTCCGAATCGGCTTGGGCGCATCATAAATTTTCAGTTTCGTGATGTGCCAGCCAAAACCATCGCTGCCTCTTAGGTATCGTTCAACACTTTTCTCACTCAAACACGCCTTTTGGAGAAGCCCTGCAATCGGCCTATATTCCAGTTTCGATCCAACAGTATGCAGCTTCGGCAGCTCATTGCTGCCCATCGTCCCAGCATGACAAATAGGGGTGATTTCGTCACAGATGAATTCTCCGATTACCATCTGAGTTTTGCCGCGAATGCCGTCAGGCAACACCCTATCGAACTTTACGAATACAGACTTCCCGTGGTGGATTTCGCTATCCATCGTTTCTTCGCCATCCTTGAAAATGGTGATAAGCTGTTGCGGAGCCTTTGTGCAGTAGATGTATGCTTTGAACGGCGTTTCCTGCCTCGGACGGGTCTTGCGCACCTCAATGGTTTTCTCACCTCGCACAATGAGGTCGCACCATTCCGGCTGGATACTGATAAGAACAGCCTTGCTCATTTTACCACCTCCGGCGGCTCCAACAGCGGAGCCCAGAACTTCACAGCACCATAGGGCGTATCTGCCGCTGGGCGGCCATCCTCGATGTACCACTTGCCGTTTTCAATCCAGCCCTTCATGGTGTTCCGGCTCTCGCAGCAGACCCACACAAGTTCGCTCATGATACAGCAGTGCTTTTCTCCCGCGGTCTCCCAGCTTTCATCGTGGACAGGCGGCGGGGTTTTGGCATCGTGCCACGATACACGACGGATAAAATCAACGACCATCTGGCTCGCTTCCCGGAGAATCTTCGCAGCGGCTTCCTTACCCTTGAAGCCATTGTAATACTCAACCTCGGCCAGCGCGTCCAAATCCGTTGCCGGGTCAATGAGTCGGCAGGCTTCTTCTAGGGTCATTCGATGTACCTCCGCTTGTCCTTGTCCCAGTGCAGCGTGATAGGATTGCCGCACTTGCAGGGAATGGTGATCTCCGGCTCCATGGTGTTGGTCTGGCCTTTGGCGTGCAGCCCGCAGCAGCCGCAGGCGAACTCATAGGGGGCAAGCCCCCTCTCAAGCGAGATCGTAGCCCCACAGCGGCAGCCTATGGACATCTGCGGAACGTGGAGATATGTACCGAACTTCTTGCCGCAGCAAGGGCAAGTCAGGCGCAGAAGCCCACGTGCGCCGGGCTCCGGCGGGCGATTACTCTTTCTCATGGTCGGCTCCTTTCTCGGTCTGAAACCGAATCACTTCCCGGAACAGCAGCTCATTGTTGTGCTCCGATTCAGTCATAAAGTTGATGTGCTCCCGGAACAGCTGGCGGTCATGCTGCTGTCTGCCAGTTTCGCCCAGCAGGGCACCGATAGCCACACCCACAGCCAGCAGGGCAATGTCGATGAAAATCTGGTCAGGCATTGTCATCACCCAGCACTTTCTCGATGAGGTCAAAGACCATTTCTCGGTCTTCGGTGGTCAGGAAGTCAGCCGCCATGATTTCAAACTTGAGGCGGTCAGCGTATTCTTTCAAATCACCCATGGTTTACTCCTCTCCCAGCTGGGCAAGGATCTCGTTGCCCTTGTCCATCAGTTCATCCCGCCGTTTTTTCTGCTCAGCCTCCAGCTTTTCCATTTCCGCCTGATACTTTTTCAGAGTTCCCGGCCGGAAATTCTTGCTCTTGCCCATGCGGATTTTTGCGGCAATTTTCTTGTGCTGCTGAACGGTCTGGCGCAGTTCGGTGTCCGTGGTCAGAATCTGGTAGCGATGGTGGCAGCCAGGACAGGTGAAATACTGCACCATGTAATCGCCGCTCCATGTGCTGCGGATGCCGGCTGTCTGGATGCTGAACGGTGTGCCGCAGCGGTCACACTTTACAAGGTCGGTCATTCGCCATACTCCTTTCTGCACAGCTGGAACGCATTGCAGTGGTCATCACAGGTCTTGCAGCACTTGTCGCATCCTGGATGCGCCGCCTTGCAACCTTCGCAGGGCGCATCTGCCTTTTTAGGGGCATTGGCGGAAAAGATGGCATGGGTTCCGTTCTGCAATGCCTTTTCTTCGTCAGACATTTCATAGCCCAAGGCTACCAGCAGAGTGTAAATAGCGTCGAGACTGCCGTTTTCCTCCCAGCCGTACCCGCCGCTCTGGTAGTCGGGTTTCCAGACCCAGCCCCAGTATCCGTTGCTGCCATCGTCAGCAGCCGAATAGGCCAAGGAGAGCAGTGCCTTTTCCGGCTGGTCGCTGAACACCGAAGTACTTTCCAGATAATCGAGCAGGTCAACGCTGTCCGTTTCCGGGGGAGCAACGCCCAGCAGCTTGATTGTCAACTCGCCATCGTAATTTGAATCGAACGCATCCACAGCAAAGCGGACGATTTCGCCCAGATGCTTTTTGCACTCTGCCGTGGAAAGCTGCGTCACAAAGTCCCGGCGCAGTTCAAACATATAGTTTGTGAGGGCGGCAAGCTGGTCCTTATAGAACTGTTCCTGCTGCCGCTTTTCCTCTCGCTTAGCCGTTTCCGCATTCTCTTTTCCCAAATCACGCTCTTTGTAGAGGTCAATCTGGTTTTGTCTGACCTTGTAGCAGTACGCTACGCTATCGGCATCGTCCGGCACTTCAACGTCCTTGCCGGTGTTCCAATATCCGTACCCGGCAACGTGTGTGTGAGTACTGTAATCGGCATCAGGATTTTCCACAGCAAATTGGCGAAGCTGCTCAATCCATTCAGCCTTTCGATGCTGGTATTTCTGGTCAGACAAGGCATTCTGCATGGCGCGGTTGAAGTTCTGGGTACCGAGGGTTTCCAGCACCTTGTTCCGGGCATCCAAGTCCTCGATTTTGTTAAGTTCAACAAAATCGGAAAGGGTTGCGCCACGCTGCTCTGCCTTTTTGAAGTTGTCGTGGTTCAGTTCCAGCAGCTTGATGCGCCGCCGAATAGTGGACTGAGAGAAGCCGGAGCGGTCTGCGACACGCTCCACGGTATCACCCATGTCCAGCATCATCTGGAAGCCCTGCGCCTGCTCGTAGACGGTGAGATCAGACCGCTGCATATTCTCTACCATCATGGTTTGCAGCTGCTCTTTCTCGGTCATATCGACCACGGAGCAGGGTAATTCAAACTTGCCAGCCTGCTGCGCGGCCGCCGCCCGGCGGTGTCCGATGATGATGGTGTAGTCCTCGCCGGACCACACGGCCTTGGGTGTCCATGCCGCCTCTGCTGCCGAAGCGTCGCCGCCATCGGCAATGCACCGGGCAATGTACTCCTGCTTGCCGAGGTAGTGCCCCGGAATGACGGTCAAGTTCTGGTACACGCCGTTTTCCTTGATGCTGGCGGCCAATTCTGTCAGGTCACCCAGTTCCTTGCGAGGGTTATCCGGGTGCGGATACAGCTGCCGGATGGGGATGTAAGTAATGTCTGCCATGGTGTTTACTCCTTTCTGAATTCGGGTCAGAAAAACGTGAGCTGCCCGGTGCGGGTTTCGTTAAGAGCCGCTTTTTCGGGTGCTTTAGGCTCATTTTTGATAGATTTTTGCAAATTTTCGGGCTTAGTTTCCGGCTTTTCGATTTTAGCAGGCTGCTCTTTCGGTTTCATCAGCAGATTCATCTTGGCTATCTGCCGCCGCATATACCACACATCCGTGGAGAAGAACGGCATATACCAGATGCGATTCTGTGGTCCGGCCGGGAGAAGTCCTCGGTCATCGTAAGCAGTTGCCGGGTCTGTGATGGTGTTCCCGATGACTACATATCCAGCACAGCCCATGAAGCTGCACTGGATGTAGCACATCAGACCCACAATAAAGTCAATGTCTTGGGCAACGACAAGGACTTTGTTGTGATAGCAAATATTTCTGCTCTTGCAGATATTCAGAAAGGCCAGCAGTGTTGCGCCCGCTCCGCAAGCCGGGTCTGACACAGAGATGAAGCCCTCCATGTCAGGCACGAGTTTGGCATCGAATGTAAGCTCTGCCATACAGCGGCACACATCGTATGGAGTGAAGAACTGGCCAGAATGGTTATTTCCCAACTCACACATCATGTACAGTGACCCCAGAAAATCCTGATCCGGGTTCTGCTCCATTCCCATGACCACCTCGGCCAGCATTTCAGCCATTCCGTTCCGCTCTGCTGCGGAGTATTTGGAAATGATGGTCTGATAGTCTTTGGTGCGCTCCGGGGCGTTCAGCTTGTCCGTTGAGTTTGAGATCTCGATGGCTGTCAGGTGGATGAAGTCTCTCCAAATCTCCCAGCGACTATGCTTTCCCGTCAGTCCTTCAAAGATTTTGAGGAAGTTTTTCTGATGGTCATCACGGATGCTGCGTGTCACTGCTGCCTTTGCCATTGATTATTCCTCCTCTGTGTCAGCGAGGAGATAGTGACCGTTGGAGAACTCGATCACGCCAGCGGATTCCATGTCATCCAGCAGGGCGATGGCCTTTTCTGCGGTCACGCCCATCTTTTCTTCCAACATGGCCTGCGTGATGCCGTTGTTCTGCCGTGCAATCTCGGTGGCCTGCGTCAGTTCGTCCGAAGTGGGCTCGTCATCCTCGTCATCCTCGATTTCTTCCAGCGGTTCGGCCTCCCCGGGGAGATTCGGGGAATCAGGCTCATTTCCCCGGGGCGCATCCTGCTGCCCACCGGATTCCGGGATGTCAGGCATCTTGTAGCCGAGGGCTGCCAGCTTGCCGCCTTCAACCAAATCCCGGAAGAAAAACTGGAGCCAGAGGTAGTGCATATTCTTGAAGATGTTCTTGATTTTGTTGAACAGGGTGTCGGAGATTGTGAATGTCTTGCTCATGCGGTAGGTCAGGTTTCCGTCCTTGACGGTGAACAAGATGGATGCGCCCGGCGAGATGTAGTTGTCCTCGGTCGCTTCTTCCAGCATCGACATCTGCTCACCAACGCCGCCCAGCGGACGGATAACCAGCTTGATGGGATATGCGTTCTTGATGAACACATAGCTCAGGTTGTTGGCCTCGCAGATGCCCTTGAGTTTTTCACGGTAGACTGCGAAACGTGCGGATTCAGACAGAGAATTATCCATGATGAAGCTCCTTTCAAGTAGCTTTTAAGTAGTCGAAAATTTATAGTCGTTCTCCCGGTTCTCGATGGCGGTCAGACCCAGTGCGTAGGCTGCCCACACATCAGCCTTGAAGCCATAGAAGAAATCCGGGGCTTTCTTTGTGCCCTTGCCGTTTTTTAGGTCATGGGCTGCAAATCGGTCAATCAACGCCCGCCGGATGGCGGTGTCGTTGGCTCGGCTGTCGTGGCAAATGTGCTTTTTCTCCTCGATGCGGCACATCATCCGCACCGAGCACCGGGACGAAAGCACCTGATAGAACCGGCCAATCCAGACCGTGGTGTCGAAAACGTCCCGACCAACGGACATTCCGTAGGAGGCCACCATTTCGATGACCGCCCACCGCCATCCCTGCTCGGCAGCCGATTCCAGCTTTTTCAGCAGTTCTTCGTTGTCGATTTTGCCGAACTCCAGCGGTCGGAGCGTTTTCTGGTCAATCACGCAGTAGCCAGACTGCACATTGCCGGGATCAATAGCGATGATGGGCATCACAGGTACGACCTCCCGAATTCTTTGATGAACTGCGCTTCCGGCCACCCGTAATACTCCATAGCCTTTTTCTGTGCCCACTTTTTCAAGCGGAGGTCTGCCTCCCGGTTGGTATGTACGGCAGTCACGCCGTTCTGGTGGCACCAAGGGCAGAGGTTCGCCCACAGGCCAAGCCGCTTGCTCTTGTCCCGGTACGGTCCGAAAAAGACTTCGTGCCGGGCGGTGCGATACCGCCCGCAAATCAGACAGGTGGGGCTCTGGCTGAGGATGCTGGGTGCATAGCCATTGCTGTCCAGCCTTTCCCCATATTCGTTCATTGCCATGTTACGTCCTCCTGCGCTGGAAAGGCAGCTGGGAAACCTGCTGCATTACAAGCTGAATTTTGTCCTGAACGTTCTGATCGGCCAGCACATTGACAGGCTGTGCGGCCACGCCGATGCGCCCAAGGGTCTGCGCCCGGACACGCTTCACGAACTCGACTTCCTGACGGCGGAATTCCTTTTCGACCTTGGCCTCACTGCTGCTGCCATCGAGGTCAACGACTTCGAGATCGCCCGACTGCATGGCATCGGCAGCGCAGCGGCGCAGCTTTTCCATCGCCACATCCATCCCGTCCTCGTGGCCCCATGTGTTCAGCTGCTCGTAGTTGGCACGGCTTTCTTTGAGCAGCCGGGTCATGCGGTCAGGCCCATAGTGCAGCACATCGATGACGGCCTTGGCGTAGATTTGCCATGCGATTTTGGCTGCTCGGTTCCCGGCGATGCAGTACTGCTCCTCTTTGCGGTTCTTGGGCGCCCGGAGCATCGGAACACGGTAGTCGGAATCGACAATTCCGGCCAGCCAGCTTTCCCGGATGGAATCAGCCTTTTGCTTGGATGGTCTGCCGTTGGCATCCGGGGTCATAATGACCGAGGTGTTCTGCTCTTCCAACTCGTTCATGCGGTCGGTGATGCGGTCCAGCCGGATCTTGCCGACACCGAACTCCTGATGGAGTGCAATCGTGGTGCACCAGCACACAATCTGGCTGATGGCCTGCTGAGTGCCATCCATCTCTGCCTGAAACGACTTTTTCACGGCTCTGCACCTCCTGAAACGATCCAGACCCGGCGGGAACCCCAGCCAGACCAGCTTAGAGCCTCCGCATGGGTGTTCACCGCCACGTCCAGCTTGTTACCTACCACAGCACTCCCGGTGTCCTGAACGACCCGGAGACCTACACCCTCAATATAAACCACCGTGCCGTAGGGCAGGATGCTGGTGTCAGCTGCCACGGTCACGCCCGGCTGCACCTTTGCGCCGCTGGATGTAATTCCGTGTCCCTCGCCACAGATGTGGGCGTATTCTTCGGCACAATAGGCCGTGCAGCTGAACGACCCGGCGTATGTAAGGGTCAAATCGGTCTGGGCGTTCAGCTCTGCGGTCAGGTTATCTACCTCAGTCTGAAGCCGGCCGACATTTTCCTCCGCGTCAATCGCCCGCGTCTGCCAGTTCTGGAAACGGCTGGCGTAAATATCCCGCTCGATTTCCAACTCGTCCACCCGCCGGGAGTAGGCCGTGCTTGCGAGGATGCAGCCAACCATCGCACACGAAACGCACACGATCAGGCTGCGGAATGGTCTTTTCGACCTCATGTCGTGCCACCTCCAATCTGTGCCGGGGCTGCCCCGCCGGGCAGCGCCGGGGACTGCAAGCTCTCAACCGGGGCATCCTGCACAGCCCGGTCAAAGCCAGGACGAACGAACTGGCGCAGATCTGCTGTGCTCCGGCTGGAAAAAATGTCGCTCAAATCTTCCAGGGAGCCAGCCCATCGCTGCACCACCATCGGGAGGGCGGCGAAGATTTTCGCATTTTCCTTTTTGAAATCTTCGCCTTTCAGCTTGCGCCCATCGGGGGTAATGAATCCACCGTGGGTCTGGTAGTACAGATTTGCCTCGATTTTCCGGGCAGCTGCCGCAGCCTGCGTCCAAAGGTCATTTGCCGAGGGCTGCTGGGCTGACAGCAGCTTTTTGATTTCAGCGCACCAGTCCACAATCAGCTGGTTCTGGAATCTGCACTGTGTAAAGGCCGTATACAGTGCCTTTTCCACAATCTCGTCCGGGATGGTGCCAAACGCCCGGATGTAGATTTGCGTGTCAGCCCTGCGCTCCTCCAAGCTGCGGGCGCGCCCGTAGTGGTCATCGATGACCACCAGCAGCTCACGCAATTTCGTATCGGTCATGTTGTCGAGCCTCCTAAAAGTTCTCCGAAAATTTCATCGTAGTCCTCGGCAGCGGAGCGTTTGGGCTGCTGACCCGCCGGGGGCTTGCGCCGCTCGTCACGGGACTGCACGTCACCAAGGGTTCTCACACCCTCGTTTTTCCATACTTTCAGGATGCCGTTGACGTAGGACCATTTGCGAACCCCGGCCAGAGCGGCCTTTTTGATGGCCAGCAAGATGAGGTCGTCCGTGAAAATCTCCCGCCAGCCCAGCAGGTCTTCCCGCGCTGCTGGTGGGAAACCTCCGAGATTGTCCTCGAAAGAGCGGATGATCTCAGCCAGCCCAGCATCGACGGTCGGACTACCGTTATCTCTTACTCTTTCTCTGTTCTCTATATCTTTCTCTTTATCTATCTCTATCTCTTTCTCTGTATGGACATTGTCCACATTGTTGTCCTCGTTGCTGTCTGCACACTTTGGGGGAAGTTGTCTGCGGCGGTTTTCACGCTGAAGGCGCTTCTGCGCAGAGTAGTCTGTTTCACTGCCGACAATGTCTGAGTAGTTGGCCAAAACGAGAACACCATCTTTGTCCTCATAAATTAGACCGATTTGCTTATAGACTTCCAAAGCAACACGGACAGTTGCCAACGAGAACCATTTGCATTCGCGCTGAATTTTTTCTACATCATAAGGAATAATCATATCCCCGATTTGGAAAGCCAGTCGGCCGCCAGTGTTGATGGTTTTGAGACAGAGCATTTGATAAAGGACAACATAGTTGGCACCATCGGGCTGCCCCATGAGGTAATCGATCATGTCCGACGACATAAACGAGTCCTTGAGCTTAATCCAGTAATACCGTTTTCCAGTTGCCATTATCAGCCCCCCTTAGAACGGCAGGTCGTCGCTGTCATCGATGACCGAGAAATCGTCAGGGTCGCCCTGCGAGTAGCTGGGCTGCTGCCCGCCGGGGGCACTCTGCTGCCATTGCTGCCGCTGGTTCTGGGTGGCGAAGCCCATCTGCTGCGACTGCTGGTTCTGATAGGGCGGCTGCTGGTAGCCCGGCGGCGGTGCCTCACCGCCATCATCCACTCGCTGCTCCGTTTTGGGGCCGCAAAAGTGAATCTTCTGGACCACAAACTCGGTGGCGGTGCGCTTCTGACCGTTCTTGTCTTCGTAGGAGCGGGTCTGGCACTGGCACTCCACAATGGCCATGCTGCCCTTGTGAAAATACCTGTCAACAAATTCTGCCGTCTTGCGCCATGCCACGAAATTCAGCCAATCGGTAGCCCGCCGGTCATCCTGACCGACATTGTCCCGGTCAACGGCCATGCGAAAACTGGCAACTGTCAGGCCGCTCTGTGTGGTCCGCATTTCAGGATCAGCGGCGAAGCGGCCCTGAAATGTGCAATTATTCAGCATCGGTGTCCTCCTGCTTGGTAATCAGCTCCGGATGAACTGCAAGCATCAAATCCAGCACAAAGTTACCAATGTCGTAAACGCTGCCGCGTGCACCCTTGTGATAAATGAGGCTGAGTTCGGCCTGCTTCTGGAGCAGTTCCTTGTACTCCTCAACCGGGATAGCGATGGTCTGGACGTTCAAATCTTCCATAACTGGTTCCTTTCTTCTCGCATGATGCGGACCACCTTGCGGCACTGGTCCACATCGAACATTCCAATATGCGTAAATTCAATCGGAGTGCCCATCTTCTCGGACAGCCAGCGGTAAGCCTCATTCCGGCGGCCACGGTAGGGACCGTATTTCCAGAGCGGGTCAAATGCTGCATGAGCTGCCTTTTTCCAGTTGCGCAACTCCGAATTTGCCAAGCGGCCAAGGGGCTTGTCAGACCCCTTGTGTACGCCGACATAGGCGCCGCAGCGAGGGCAGAGGTAAATCATGCCGAAGCTGTGGCCGTGGTAAACCACCGAACTGTCTACGAAGTCTGCGGGCGTTCCGCAGTAGTCGCAGATGACGATTCGGCCTTTCATCGTGACCATTCCTCCTTGTACCGGGCCAACTGCTCCGGGGTATCCGTCTCGATACCCAGAGCCTTGGCTTCATCAATCGCACCGTCAATCAGGTGTGAAAATTCTTTCGTGTCCATCTTGCTGGTGTCCTTGTAAACCAAGTAGCAGTTGAACCATTTTCCGTCCTCTTCCCGCACATCAAAGCAGCGGGTGTATTTGTAGAGGTCGTGAACATCCACGCTGACCGGAAGTTTGAAGCCCACGGTGCAGCCATCCTTATCTCTCGCAACCGTGCCGTAGGCCACAACCAGCCGCTCTTTCACAAGGTCGTCCGATTCGCCAGTTTCGGCGGCGATTTTGTTGACCAGAACATGGAAGTAGGCGTTTGCACTGTGGCTGCGCTTGTTGCGGTGCTTCTTGATTTCAATGTCCAGCAGCGGCTCCTGATTCAGCTTGTCCCAGATTTCCCGGAAGTCGCCGTTGATTTCCAGCGTGACCCGTTGTT